TTATCGGCAAGGTTAGCCATCCAGCAGGGAAGTGAAACGTTTTTGCGAACTGCATGATTATCAGTTTTGGCACGATAATCAATGGTGTCTGCAAAAATAAGTGAACAGATATCAGAATCGGAGCTTTTAAGCTGATTTTGAGGAGTGGCGGAATTAATGTTAAGCCCTTCGTCTTCAGCAACAACAAGCCATGCGCTCATAGCATCCGTAATCTGATTAATGGCATCAGATAAATTTTTTCCGGTTGTTATACATCCCGGCAGGTCTGGAACTTTGGCATAATAGCCAGATTCGTCATCAATAGGTGTAAAAATAGCTGTGTAAATATACTTCATTGTAAAACCTCCTATGGTTTTAACAGAAAGCGCTTTCAGCGCTTCCTGTCGATGTTAGCTTCTTTGAGGATATACCTCATATCGTTTTCGTTGAAATCATGTCTTTTGACTGGAATTGTAAGTTTACTTTCCGGATTGTAAAAGATGTCATGATTTGCACCTCTGCGTTTGAGGTAAAAACCAGAAGCATTCAGTAAATTAACTGTTGTCTTTCGTGGATTCATTGACTACCTCCTTGCAATTATTATTATACACAATATTATGTATATAGTCAAGGGAAATACTTAAAAATACACAATTTTAAAAGGAGTTTAACTAATGAAGGTAAAAAAAGATGTTGAACCAACGGCATATAGGGATGCATGGACTGTTGCTATTCCGAACCTGCCAATATTTCCTAACAAGGAAATTACGAAATTTGTACAGTGGATGAAAACATTAGATGGATTTATAGGCGCTCATCCGCAATATCCTTATGGAACACTTCTGTTTTTCGAATCAGAGAACCAGGCAAAACGAGCTAAAAACAGAATTAAACAATACGGAGTTAACTATGTAGGAGAGAATATCTGCAAAGTAGGAATTCCGGTGGACTGTTAAATAAAATAAAACGGAGGGACGATATGCCGGATTATGGGGAATGTGATATTTGTGGCGGAAAGCGCGAAGCTGGATATCATGCATACATTGAACTTTACACAGTTGGATGTGTTAAAGGCATTGATAAGAAAAGAAATTTAAAGATATGTCGAAGATGCGTTGATGAATTAAATTACATGACAACGAAAAGGGGTAATTATGGAAGAAGAGAACAAAATTAAAAAACCTGTGATTTACATAGCCGGTCCGATTAAGTCGGATCCAAATTACAGAGAACGATTTGCAGATGCAGAAAAGAGAATACTTGCTTACGGATGGCTTGCGTTAAATCCTGCAAGACTTGATTTCGCTTGGAAAAATTTGCCACCTGAAGATGCTTTTGATATTGATTTGGCAATGTTAGATAAGGCTGATGGAATATATATGCTAGATGGATGGGAGCAGAGCTGTGGAGCTAATAGGGAATATGGCTATGCTTTGGCCAGCGACAAAATGATTTTTAGAGAAACAGAAAGAGTATTTGTAGAAAAAGCTGTTTAGAAAGTAATGAAATTTATAAGTTATGAAAGTGGAGGTTTAGAATGGCTAAATTTTGGAAGCATTTAAAATATCATGATGATGAAATTGAAAAGAGGTCTATCAAGCCTGAAGAAATTCAGTTTTTACTTGAATTGCAAAAAGAAATGAATACACAGGATGTAGTAGGGCAGGCTGATCCACGTTATTGGACAATTAAAGATTATTTTAAAATTTACGGTCAAGAGCTTGCTCAGCCGGATGGTTGCGAAATTTATATTGATGACATATTAATATATGGCAAAGCATCAAGGCCTGATGCTATTGAAATAGTTGAGATTGTTAAAAGGTGGCTTTTGAATCATGCCGCTGATTGCAGCAAGGCAGATCTTGACGATATTCTATTTGTTGACGATTTAGAAGAACTGCTGGAAAGAAAATGCTACGATTTTAGAATATTAGATTATGCCTTAATTCCTACTTACAATGGATTTTTTTTAACACAGAAAGCAGCTGCAGAGCATTTAAAAAAATATGAATACAATTACGGCCCAGATGCCTGTACTTATGCCATGACGGCTTTTAGAAGCCCTGAGGCTGAAATGCTTTATAAGATTTTACATGAGGTTGACTTCTCGAAGCTAAATAAGGATGCTGTTGAGCATGGTGTCAGTATGGAGGTGTGATATGGAACAAAAACAATATGTTTGGTTTAGAATTGGATTTTACGAAGAATGGAGTAATTGCAGATTTGATAGCATTGATGAATGCATTCAGGATGCTGTTAAATTTGGATTCAAACCGGGTACAAGAATAAATATAGGCATCACGCATGACTACGAGCCAGGTATTGATGGTTATGACATATTAGAACAGGCTGAAGAGGATGCATACGAAGAATGTGGCGACGCTGCGTTGTATTGGCTGAGCGATTACTGGAAAGGCCAAGGTCGTAAGGAAGCTGAAAAACTGGGAAAAGAACTGAACGAGGTGTTTAAAAAGTGGCTACTAGAAAATAATTTATGGCCGAATTTTTATAAAGTTGAGTCAACTGGAAAAGTAATCACTATTACGGAGGATGGCTATGAAGAAGATTAAATCAAAATGCGCATGGTGCAAAATAGATGTAAACAAGCGCACCAGAGCTGTTACTGATGCTGAATTGAAAGGCAAATGTCCAAACTGCGGAAGCTGGAATGATAAAGGACAGGTAGTCGTTTGTGTGAATTCAATAAAAGAAATTTACGAAGGTATTATATCGCTATTAGCTGAGTCCGTTGCTATTTGTGGTAATATTCTAAAAGAGTACGGAATTGAAGATAAAGACCTACAGGAAGCTTTTGACTCTGAGGATGCCGGATGTGTCAACTTCTACACTAGCCACATCCTTAGGAAGGCTTTTTTAGGACAAACAAACAATTCCGGTGGCACAAGTACATATAACTTGAAACAGTTGCTAGGCATTAAAGCTGATGACCTGCAGTTCAATATGTTTGAAAATAATGAGGAATAGGATTAAGGAGGGGCAATGTTATGGAATTGACGCAAGAGCAGCTGAAAGATATTTGTGACAGAGCTGCCATTGTAGGAGCTAACGAAGCCATAAAGGTTTACGACACAAAAAGGAAAAAAGAGGCTGACAAAAGAGTTGACAAGCGACTTCGAAATACTAAGCTCTTGCTTGTTAATTATCGAATGCTTAAAGAACATGCTGAAAGCTCAGTTTACGGAAGAACGCAAATGGGCGAGTCTGCATCAGCAATACTTGAGTCTATGATGGACATTTACGAAGATGATGTAATTATTGAATCCATTAAGCGTAGCGCGACGAGAACAGCCATTATCGTTAGTCACATTGATACGATGCTGGAAATTTATGAGGCATATTGTGAAAAGTCGATAAACAAAGAACTGGAACTCCGTAGATACAATGCGTTATGGTCAATGTACATTGCGGACAATCCAATTAGGGCTAGTGAAATTGCAGATATGCAGTCAACAACGACCAGAGCTGTCTATGATGATATAAAAATTGCCATGGAGAGGCTTTCGGCTTTACTTTTTGGGGTGGATGGCTTGTTAACACGTTAATACCACTTGCTTCACTTTTTCTTCGTTTACACTTCAATATAAATGTTTTAAAATGATATCGGGTTAAATTTTGAAAATCAAAAAAATCTTAATTAAAACATAATTTTAGACTTTATCGAAAATAACTTTCGAATGAATTCTTTCTTACGGGGAGGGGATGCTTTACAGCATCCCCTTTTCGTTGCTCAAAAATCATAAAGAGGGTGGTGAAATGCCGAAATGTAGAAGTGAAAAAGCGGAAATGGCTGAAAAACTTTTTAATGAAGGAATGGCGATGATTGACATTGCCAAAAGGCTAAATATATCTGACAGTACCATTCGAAGCTGGAAGCGTAAATACGAATGGGACGTTGCAAAAAAAAACGACTGCAACGTTGCGAAAAACAAGTGCAACGTTGCGAACGAAAAAGTGCAACGTTACGAAAGGAAAAAGCCGAAAAATAAAAAGAAAAAAGAAGTCATAGCTCCTGAGGTTGAAGAGGTTTGCAAAAACACCGAATTGACCGATAAACAGAGGCTTTTCTGCGTTTACTACACTCGATATTTTAACGCCACTAAGGCCTATCAAAAGGCTTACGAATGTAGCTATGAAACTGCTTGTACGTGTGGGCCACGAATGTTGGAAAATGTTGGAATAAAAAACACTATCCTTGATATGAAAAAAGCCAAGCTGAATCAGTCAATGCTGGCAGCAGAAGATATATTCCAAAAGGTGATGGATATAGCTTTTGCAGACATGACCGATTATGTTGAGTTTGGCAACAAACAAATTGATGTTCGTAATGATGCTACAGGCAAATTGGAAAAGGTACCCACCAGCTACCTGTATGTAAAGGATTCTAAGTCGGTTGATGGAACATTAATCGATGAGATATCAAAGATTAAAGGCGAGGTTAAGGTTAAGCTGATTGATAAAAAGTGGGCGGTTAAATGGCTTGCTGACCATATGGGCTTTGCAACCGAGGAACAGCGAGCACGTATTGATGCCCTGAAGGCTAAAGCCGGAACTGATGGCAAGTCAACAGCTGTAGATGATTGGATTGCAGCTGTACTGGACGATGAGGTGATTGCCGATGAGTGACGATATTAATCGCAAACAGCTGTTCAAAAGGAGAGTCGGTGCATATAAAAAGAATCCGGTCACGTTCGCAAAAGAGGTATTGCTTTTTGAACCAGATGAATGGCAAAAGGAAGCATTGATGGATTTAGCAGAAAATCCCAAGGTTGCTATAAAATCCGGGCAAGGTGTTGGAAAGACAGGTATGGAGGCTGTAGCGTTGCTATGGTTTCTGTGCTGCTACTCATATCCGAGGATTGTCGCAACTGCTCCTACCAAACAACAGCTGCATGATGTGTTGTGGTCCGAAGTGAGTAAATGGATGAGCAAGTCTCCTTTGCTCTCAGAAATCCTTAAATGGACAAAGACATATATTTACATGGTCGGCAATGAAAAGCGTTGGTTTGCAGTAGCAAGAACAGCCACGAAGCCGGAGAACATGCAAGGCTTCCACGAGGATAATATGCTTTTTATTGTTGACGAGGCGTCGGGTGTTGCTGATCCGATAATGGAAGCTATACTCGGTACCTTATCAGGTAAAAACAATAAACTTTTGCTATGTGGAAATCCGACCAGAACAACAGGTACTTTTTACGATGCGTTTCATGCGGATGTCTCCATGTATGCACACCATACAGTATCATCATTGGATTCAGTTCGAACTAATAAGGACAATATTAATGCGCTGATAAGAAAATATGGCGAAAACAGTAATGTTGTTCGAGTCAGGGTTAAGGGAGAGTTTCCCGAACAGGAGGATGACGTATTTATTCCTTTTGATTGGATTGAGCGAAGCATTAATACTGAGATTAGCGACGACACGTTAAAGGGCATGGGCGCCTACGTTGACGAAAAAGGCGCTAAAGTACACAAGCCTTACAAGTTATGGCTGGCTTCAATCGGCGTTGATGTTGCCCGTTTCGGTGATGATAAGACGGTAATCAGCTACAGATTGAACGAGGTGGTTCAGATTGACAAAAGCTACAACGGACAAGATACTGTGTGGACTGCATCAAACGTAGCTAGATTATATAACAAATTAAAGCATACATATAAATATGCCGGCAAGATTGCAGTAAAAGTTGATGATGGTGGTGTTGGTGGAGGTGTTGTTGATCAGCTGAGGTCATTAAAAAGGACAGAAGGTCGCATGTATGAAGATATGGTGATTATTCCTGTCAACTTTGGTCAGCCGATTCCAAAGCACCGACATTTTTACGACACAACCACATATATGATGGGCATTATCAGGGATTTAATAGCACCATTTGACGATGAAGGGAACGAACATCGATGCGAACTGGTTCTGCCGAACGACAATGACGTATTAGGGCAATTGTCCTGTCGTAAATATAGTTTTATGTCAAATACGAAGCAAAAAGTTGAAAGTAAAAAAGAAATGAAAGCACGAGGGCTTCATTCGCCGGACGAGGCAGACAGCATATTACTGGCATGTATGCCGGTACACTTAAAAGAGAAAGGGGCTAAATGATGGGTAAAGGACGTCAAACAGGTGTAAAAATTGTAAAAAGCAGATTTGACACCTATAGTGATCCAATATATGCAGCAAGGACTGTTGAAAAATCTGATAAAGAGGAACAGCTTAATCCATTGACTGATATATCTGCATCTGAATGGGTGCCACATGCATTTGACATGCATGGGCTTGAGGCTATGGTGCAGCATTCGACAATCCTCCCTCAATGCATAGCCGCCTACAAAAACAATATTGCAGGTTTTGGAATATCTGTAACCTATCGAAATGATATTGATGAAAATGCCGAAAGCGAAGCTGAATGGGATGCGTTAGATCGAATCATTGACCTTCTGAATCTCGATAATGACACCAAAGAGGTTTTTGAAGAGATAATTGAAGCTCGTGAAACCTACGGCATTGGCTACATTGAATGCATCAGAAACATTGAAGGCCAGCTGGTTGAAATTGACAATATCGAAGATACACCATCAATTGATATGACCTATCCTTTGGAGCCTTACGTTGATATTGACTACTCGTACCACGGAGAAATCATTACCAGAAAAAAGAAGTTTAGAAAATTCAGACAACAGGTCGGAGGAAAGACAGTCTACTTCAAGGAATTTGGTGATCCAAGAATAATGGATAAGCGCGACGGATCCTATCTGAATGAGGGTGAAACCTTAGAGCTTGGCAATCAGGCAAATGAAATTCTTGACTTCACTGTCGGAAGAGGCTATTACGGAACTCCTCGTTGGATGGGCCAAGCTCTAACGGTTGACGGTGACTTTAGGGCTGAGAAACTGAACAATAACTACTTCAGGAATGGAAGACATACACCATTAATGATTATGATTCAGGGCGGCACGCTGTCTGACGAGTCTTTCGAGAAGCTGCAGCATTATATGGATGATATCAAGGGCGAAAGTGGCCAACACGCTTTCATTATTCTTGAAACTGAAAAAAATGAGACAACTACCGATTTTGCAGATGACAATCAGCCGACCATACAGGTCAAAGATATGGCTGGCATATTGCAGACCGATGGGTTATTTCAAGAATACCAGGACAAGGGCAGACGCAAAGTGCAGTCTGCTTTTTTATTGCCTGATTTGTATGTCGGTTATACAACAGATTTTAACAGAGCAACTGCACAGACAGCAATGGAAATAACCGAAAAGCAGGTATTTCAGCCGGAGCGAGCGTCACTTGCCTGGAAAATCAATAACAAGCTGCTTGATGGATATGGATTCAAATATGTTGAAGCTATATTTAATTCTCCTGATATCACTAATCCGGATGATATCTATAAAATATTGACAATTGCAGAGAAGGCAGGAGGTGTCACCATGAACGATGCCCGAAGTCTTGCTATGCAGACCTTGGGCAAAGAGGCTGAGGATTATCCAAATGCTTTTGATATGGCAGACATCGGCAATGTACCTTTGTCAGTTATAAATACAATGACAGCCCTGAAGCAATACGGCGCTGCTGATTCAACTTATGATTCAATATCGGAAAGCCAGAAAGATGCTGAGACTGATGAATTTTTGGACTCTGAGGGCAAGGGCGATACTGTATCACAACTAGATGATCAAATTGAAAAAGCTATGATTAATCATGATGATGATGTCGTGGCTGTCATGAAAGAGGTTAGGAAGACGTTAGCTAAGATTGGCGGTGACTAATGATTAAATTAAATGATGCCGGAAGGAAAAGCTGTAGGGAGCTGGCAAAAGCCATAGATGCATATATCGCAAAGGTTGATGAGGATTTGGCCGATTCATTAAAGAAAGAAGGCTACGAAGATACCGAGCGAAGCGTAGAAGCTGCCAGCGATATGGAAGAATCTATAGCAGAAGCACTTCAGAATCAGACAGATGAAATCATTAATAGAATATTTAATTCTGCTGATGTGGAAAGTGCTAAAAGCAATATTGATGATTACTTTGAGTCCGATGATGATACTTCTGCAGAAATCGCTGATATAACGGAGGACTATTACAGCTCAGAGGTTGAACAGCTTTCGACAGCTTACATAAAGCAGACGGATAGCTCTTTGGTAGTTAATCAGATTAGAGAACGAACAAGATTTTGGATTAGTGAATGGTCTGGCAAATTAGCCGATTTGATGAATTTAACCTCGAAGAATCAAATTGACAGCATTCTGGATAAGGCCATGGAGAAAGGCGAAAGTGTAGCTGACGTCACTCGTTCAATAATGGACTCGGGTATTCGAAATGAATACTCCAGAGCCAGGAGAGTTGCAGTAACTGAGATGCTTAGAGCTCACAGCGTAGCGCAGCAGGAAGCAATGGTTCAAAGCCCTGCCTGCAAGTATAAAAAGTGGCGACATACCGGCGCCTATAAGAATATGCCAAGGCCTAATCATGTTGAGATGAATGGTCAGGTCGTTGAAGTTGACAAGCCTTTTGAGTTAAACGGCATTCGCGGTGGCATATATCACCCCATGTATCCACGAGATAGCAGCCTTCCGGTTGAAGAGGTTGCAAATTGTCATTGCTTGGCACAACCAGTTGCTGATGAAGATATTCTTGGAATGGATTTAGAAGCGCGTCAGAAGCTTCAGCAGGAAATCATTGATGCCGACGACAGAGAATGGGAAGCACAGCTCGAGGCTGAAAACAAGGCCAGAGCCGGGATTGATACTGAAGAGGCGACTACGGATATACAATACATGTCCAACTCTGTAAAGCCAAAATATGGTGAAATCTCTACGATTAAAATAAATAACGAATTTGAAGTTAGTGTCAAAAAGGTTACAAACAGTAGATTTGATATGTATACTGATATTGATGCTACGGAAAGAGATATGGCGGTCAAGCTGGCAGAGAAAAAATTTACTAAAGTTGAAAAATCATTACCGGAAGGTTTCGAAATGCCTTCAATTGCTGTTGTTAATTTTGAAAAACACAATATGGATGCAAATGCTATAGGTGCTTATTCTAGGTCAGAAACCACAATATATATTAATTCAAAATATAAAACTGAAAAAAGCATTAAAAGTTATATAAACAAGAACAAAGGTTGGTTTGCAAATAAAACTACTGACGCTCCGTACCTTCACGAGCTTGGTCATAAATATCATTATGATTGTATAGAGCAACTTGCAAATTTAAAAAATTTGAGTTATAATAGTGCTAAGATAATTTACGAAGCAGCACTTAATGATTTTTTAGACAATAAAAATGCTATGAATGGAAACTATATATTAGAAAATCTTAGCAATTACGCTTCGTATGATTATGATAATAATAAACAAGGCAATAAAATGAATGAGGTTATGGCTGAGTGGTTTACCGTTAGGAACGAAGAAAACCCTACGGAACTTGTTAGCTTTATAACCGACAATGAAGGAGCGTGGAAAAAATGATGTTTACACCTTCTTGTGGAGTCAAAAGGTTCTTTCAATTACGTGATGAGATTACACCTTACATTGATGAAACAACAGTTACACATTATACATTTGATTTAAAGCTCGTGGAGGATGCACCTGATAGTGCAAAAAGAGCTTATGAAGAGTATATGGATGTTTTGAGAGATCTTGCAAAGCGACACGAAGAAGCCCAAAAAATGGGATTTTGCTAATGTTAAAGAAAATAACAACAACAAAGACACCTAACCGGTAACGGCTGGGTGTTTTTTGTTATAAATAGTGCCTGTAAAATTTCCGTCTTGCGAAGATTACGCAAAAATGATATATTTAAGCCAAGAAATAATGGTTTTATTTCGAAAGAAAGAATATATCAAGGAGGAAGTTATTATGGCACTTATTAAATGTCCTGAGTGTGGGAATGAGATATCTGAACAGGCAAAAATGTGCCCACGTTGCGGATATAAAAAAAGACGCAAAAAAAAGAAAATTACAGCTTCACGGATTGCAATTAGAATAGTGGAGGGTGCACTTGCACTTTTAGCGATTTTTCTTATAATCGTAAAAATCTATTTCACCTTTCGTACAGAAAAAGTTGAAATCAGCACAGCCGTTAAGTATTCTGGAGAACAGGCTGTATCAGCTGTAGAGGATTTTTTGGAAGGAAAGTTGACGGACGATGAAACAAATACGATTCTTCGCAATCTTTACAAGCAAACAAAAGCAAGTAATGATGAGGACCTTTACATGAATGACAAGGCTGTAATCAATGATATTCTGTATTTAAATACGGATATCACTGATTACAAGTATGATAGCTCAGTAAAAAACAAAACGAAACTTGTCGAAGACCTGGAGCAGTTAAAGGAAGATATTGGAGAATAATATATTTAAATTTAATATCGAATTAGAAAGCATCCTTTTTAGGGTGCTTTTTTTATTTGGAGCTATCCGTCAAATAGTAATAAAAAAAGGAGGTTAAAAAAGTGTTAAAAGATGTAGCAAAGGCATATGCGTTAAGCGATGCCAAGATTCAATTT